TCCGATCGACGAGGACAAATCCTCCGATCCGATGTGGACATATATTTCATTCCCACTGTCTACAGGGATGGAAAGACCGAGGTAAGAATACATGCCCAACTTGTAGAAAAGTGTTTGATGCTTCTCCGTTTAAAATTACAGTGACGATTCAAAACAATTACACAGCAACGGCGAATTCTGTGTCCTTGAATGAGGATTCTATATTTAACGTCTTAGACCTATTTGATATCAACTTTGATGTCGAAAATTTACCCGATATAGAAAGCATTCTATCGGATCTTGGGATGGGTTTGACCGACTTTGATCCCAGTGTTTTTCACGCAGAATGAACTACAATACTTTTCATAGTTTAGCCCAGGGTAATCCCTGGAAGCTTTGCGAGGATCTCCTATAGCCTTACCCTTGGCGTCAGTCAGAAGTGGTCCAGTTGCCCACCCACGCTTGTGACTGAATACATTCGCCTTAAAGACTACACGTTTACCTATTTTGAATTGACCACCCCTCTTTACACGCGACTCGGGTACTTTGAAAAACTTAGCAACAGAAGAGATGGTGTCATTAGGCTTAACTTTGTATTCCACAACTCCATGTTGTTTGTAAAAATGAAAATCACCTCGGCGGATGTAATTCTTAGCACGCCCAGGCGACACAAACATCATCACCTTGTAGTAGCCCTTCTTACACTTTTCATTTCCATCAACCTTATAGACCCTCTTGGGATTATCCGATACGACACGCTTGGGGAGATTGGTGCAGTGAGTATAGGTATGATTCCTATTTGACATCCCAGAACGATCACCAGGAATAGATTTTTGCCATCTATACGCTTCATAGTCACCCACCGCATAGGCGTAACAATTATTGTTTCCAATACCAGTCGTCGTTCCCCAACGCCTGTTTGTGAACTTACTTTCGGATCCACTCAGAGGGAGAAGTCCCTTCATTTATAGTTTAATTAGAAAAAAATATCCGTATGTAATAAATGATTCAAGAAGTAACTAAGGCCGAGACTCGATCCGACGCACTCATGGAGTTTCTCACCTTCGTGCTCTCCATTCTCATCAGTACATTCTTACTCCGTATCGTGTGGAACCGTTCCCTCGTGAAGCACATCACCGTCCTCAAACCCATCAACACCCTGATGGATGCTTTTATCCTCGCCGTTTCTCTCCAGATTGTGAGAGGTATTTAAATCTCGTTGTACCCAACGATGATCTCACCATTGGGGTGCTTTAAGGTAGGGAAGGCATCCATGCCATCACATCCACCTTTGTCACAATCCACAAAGGTGTGTGACTTACCATTCTTTTTCATATACTCTAACTGCTTACGAGTCCAACCACAACCCATGGTCCCGTAAACAGTCCAACCCTTACCACCACCACTGGAGGTCTTCTTGGTCTGAAGAAGAATCATGATATTGATCAGTGCGAGAATGATGAACGCGAGCATTGTTTTATATCATACCTATACATTTATTTTCGGCGGACAACAGGTCTTGGCTTCGCCTTCATCACCGCAATCGCACGAGCCATCGCTACTTTTTGGTTGACTGGCGTTTTTGGTTTAGGAGCTACAATCTTAATCATAGATTTAACTTTTACCACGGGGATTGCTTTTTGTAGTGCTGTTTCACCAGTGAAGAATGGTTTTGATAGGACGGTCTCGAAGCTTGGAATCGATGCTTCATGTGGTTTTGTATTTTTGACGGTAACCATGGGTTTTTCGATAAATTTCACACCACGTAATCGATAGTTCTTCACCACAGCTGAACGACGTGCAAGGTACTCCTGAGGATAAAGCGTTTTAATGAAATTTCTAATTGTATTTTCGGTTTTTGTACGTGGTTGACGAACTAGTCCGTATATTCCATTCAAGAAATAGTGTAAATCATAAAACTTGTTAGACTTTCTAGAAATTCCTATATTTATGTAATTATCCCGATTGATGAGGGGATTCTTAATTCGAGGAAATACTGAAAATCCAAAATCAATCATGACCGCCTCAAATCCATCATTCGAAAGAGTGTATTTTTTATCTTTCAAATTAATTTGAATATCCTTCTTGGGAACTCGACGCACCAAAATGTTTCTAGTGTGGAGATCGTGATGCCTAAATCCTGGATACTTCTGTTGAATGCGGTACAGATTATATATCACCTGCGCCATAACTGATTTTATCGACTCTAAACTAGGTTGGTTCCATAACCATTCACCTAACTCCTTACCCTTGATGTATTCAGAATAGAGAATGTCTTTATTGTCGCATGTCTTATACAAGTACATTTTGGGAACATCAAAGCCTTCCAACTTTTTCGCAATCGTGTACTCCATTTTTGGGTTGATTTCATCGAGTGCCTTTTTGTACTTTGCAAGTGGCACGTCATTGTTTTTTTCACGCAACGAAGGTGTCCTAATTTCTTTGTAGACGATGTACTTCTCACATTTATCATCGATACACCCACGATATACCTTTCCATAATCACCTTCACCAATTTTTACGGCTCCCTTGGTCATCGTTCCATCTTTCTTTTTCAACCAGAGATGGGACGCAGGGGCACACGCCTTCTTACCCCTGAGTATTTTCTTTAGGGTAGCGTTCATGATACTATTACATTACATATTTTTGTAGTTTGTCGATACACTCAACATAGGCTTCGTCTGTGAGAACACCCCTTTTTCTCAAACTTTTGTAATGTTTGGCGACAACTTCGATATTCGATTTCATCCATTGTATTTTTTCTTTATTGAGTTCCTGATTTTTATGAATCCTCATACACTCACCTTCGTGGATGATTGCCTTACATATAGAACACCCTCTATTTAGGGTTCGTGTATTTTGACAGACACATTCGTCACCAAGACTGCACTGACCTCCAGTCAACCATCCATTCATCCCCGCACCAAAATCTGTGTGCACAGCTTTATCATGTCCCAGATTGATAGAGACATTTTCCTGAACGGTTCTGGGAATACATCCATCACATTTAAACACATCGATATGAATTGGACCATCAAAGTTAATTTCATTGTTAACATTTACTAAACCGAGATTCATTATTATATTCGTAAGAAAATTAATTAATCTTACCAATATGGAATTTTTAAAGTGTATATAATTTGAAAATATTTATTCATCAACCTCCTCAATCTCATCCTCAACATCATCTTCGGGGAGGTTTAGACCCTGAAAGGCAAATGAAGGGAGTTTGACTGACTGCTCTAAGAGAGTCTGTTGGAGTCGGATGGTTACACCGAACTTGTTATCGATGAACCAAATCTGATTGAGGTCAACGATAGCCATACACTTCTGTCCCTTCTCGATGGTGTCGAGGGTGACAGGTTGCTTCTGCATCGAATATGCCTCTGGTACAAAGGTACCATCGGGTTTGGTGAGGATCTTGAGTTTGATAGTTGAAGGGTATTGTTCCTTACCGGGGCGAACCATGGGTTTGTAGAGTGCCTCTTTGAGAACCGCGACATTGAACTCCTTACCAAGCCACTCCTTAGAGTTCTCAGCGACGGTGTTCACGATAATATCGTCGAGTTCCTTGAGTTTTTCATGAAGATCCATAGCCTCCGTATTATCGGGGTCAAAGGACAGATCAAGGGAATAGGATGTGCGTCCAGTACCCTCGTCAGTGAAGGCACTCAAACCATAAGGGGAACGCATGAATGGGAACTGGATGTAGAGTTTCTTGTTGTCGCCGGCATTGAGGTAGACGGCCTTGCCGCCATTTTTGTTTTTACGAAGTTTCGAGAACTGCACAGAGGAAGCAGAGAATTCGGTAGATTGTTGAATAGAGAGTGACATTGTTTGGTGGTTATATTTATACTACGGGACTCGACTTTAAGTGTATTTTTTTTGTCAACATATAACAAAAGTAATCATGGGTCTATTTAAAGATTGCGGCTGCGGCTGTAACGGAAAAAAGCAGGAGGAGAAGCTTATTATCTCCCTCATTTCTGGTATGACATTTTTCATTGTCGCCAACCCTGAGACTTTCCGTCTCATCAGGCGAGTCTTAGGTTCTTGGATCGCGACCCCCACAGGTTGCCCCTCGACCCTCGGTCTCCTCGTCCACACATTGGTGTTCGTCCTCATTGTTTGGGGTATGATGAACCTCAAGAAGAGTGGTGGGGTGAAAAAGAAGAGTGGGTGTGGTTGTGGTGGCTCCAAGAAGGGTAAGAAGGTTGTCTTCGCCCCAGCAGTCGAAATGGTTGACGCCCCCGACGCTGAACCTGGCTTCGGTGAACCCCAACTCGAGTTTACTGACAGTGGTCACACCTTGGAGCCTATGGGTTTGGACTCAGCTGGAAGTATGTTCGATTAAATATTTTTTAAAACAATTGTATTCTACAGTCAATTTGGATAAATTGATAGTAAAATATTTAACTTTAGAACTCCTCATCAAAACCAATATCGTCTGATGTGTCATCCATCTTCCCGTAATCCCCCACCCGCTTCTCGAAGAAGTTTGTTTTACCATCAAGGCTAATATTTTCCATAAAGTCAAAGGGATTTTTAGAGTTCCAAATTGGGGGTTGACCAATTTGTTTGAGGAGGCGGTCAGAGACATACTCGATGTATTCAGCCATCTTCTCTGAGTTCATACCGATAAGGTTACATGGGAGTGCATCGATGATGAAACCCTTTTCAATTTCAACGGCTTCCTTCACGATGGAGTGGATAACTTCTGTTGATGGTTTATTGCGTAAAAGTTTGAAGAGTTCAACTGCAAACTCCTGGTGAAGCCCTTCATCTCGGGAGATGAGCTCATTACTAAAACAGAGACCGGGCATGAGTCCTCTTTTCTTTAGCCAATAGATGGCACAAAAACTTCCAGAAAAGAAGATCCCCTCTACACATGCGAACGCGAAGAGACGCTCAGCGAAAGAACGAGTTTTGGTATCGAACCACTTGAGAGCCCAATTCGCCTTTCGCTCGATGCAGGGGACAGTTTGGATAGCTTCGAAAAGTTGTTTCTTTTCCGCACCATCTTTGATGTATTTATCAATAAGTTTAGAGTAGGTCTCCCCATGAACCATTTCGTTGTGGCATTGGTATGCATAGAATGAACGAGCCTCGGAGATTTGTACCTCATCGGCGAAATTGTTATTGATATTTTCAAAAACAATTCCATCAGAACCAGCAAAAAATGCCAGGATATACTTTATGAATTTTTGTTCGTTATCGTTTAGAGTAGTCCAGTCGTCGAGGTCTTTAGAGAGGTCCACCTCTTCAGCAGTCCAATTGGACATCTGAGCCTTCTTGTAGAGTTCCCAGAGCTCAGGATACTTCAGGGGAAATACAGTGAATCTATTGAGTGTAGGTGCTAGGATTGGTTCGTATTCATCTTCTATATATTCTTGAAATTTGAAGTAGTCCCCGATACGACGCTCGTCAATAAATATTTGAGGGTAAGTTGTAACAGATCCATCACATAATTGTTTTAATGCCTCCTTCTCAATCATCACCTTCTCGTAATACAAACCCTCAGACTCACATAGTGCCTTTGCGTGGTCACAGTACTCACAACCCTCCTTCGAATAAATAATAACTTTCATCTGTGCTATTATCCCTGAATATTTTTTGTGTAAAAACTCTAAGCATGATTGTGCCCTCTGAAATAATTCAGGATGATATACTTAAACTATTAGTAAATGAAGACGGGATTGAAGACGAAATGTACGGGGTGGTTGGAATGAATACTGGTAGAACTCTTGGCCTGAGATATCTCAATCCCACAGAACAATTTTACAAAAATGCTTGTGTATACAAATTAGACGGAGGGGACCTTTCTCCAGCCCCATATGAAAGTGTTCTCGAACACCACCCAAGTGGGACGACTTTTGAAGATCTTGAGATAAAAGCAATTGGTAATAACATGTTTGCATTTTATTCAGAAATAGACATTGAAGATAGTGATAGTGATATTTATGACGAAGGTCAAGATGGAGAGTCTGATCTAGAGGGTTTCGTTGTATCTGATAGTGAAGTCGTAGGTCAAGATATCCCTTTACCCCCAGGTCATGAAGCGATTGATAGAGAATGGAACGCGTGGGAACCATCCACTTCAGGTGGAAAGAGTTTCAAAGAAACGATTGATGCAATTGAAACGAGGGTTAGACGCCTAAGTCAGTGATGCGTTTTTTAAAAAATCTAAAAAAGGGTACCAAATTCAAAAGAATGCTGGAAACTATATGGTCCGAATTGGACACCCTATTACCAAAAGAAAACGAAGAAAAAACAGTAAATAGAAATTTTTGCATCGAATGCTCAGGAGTTAAAGTTATTACACGAGAAGGATTACCCACATGTTCAAGTTGTGGTCTCGTAGACTCGTATTTTATAGATGATACAGCGGAATGGACGAGTGGAGTGACGGATGGTGGAAAGGTAAATGACCCCTCGCGGTGCGGAAATCCGAATGCAAACCCCGAATTATTCTCACAAAATTGGGGGAAAGGAACTATTATCGCCACACAACGTGGTTCTACTTATGAAAACAAACGAATGGCGAAGATTAATTTTCACATGTCTATGAATCATAAGGATCGATCACTGTTCCATGCATACAAAGATATCGATGAAGCGTGTCATATGTTACCTGATTCAGTTCTGAAAGATGCGAAGATGATGTACAGAAAATTCAATGATGAGAAACTTACACGAGGTGCTGTAAGATTAGGTATCAAAGCAAACTGTGTGCTTTACGCCTGTCGTATGGCTCAGATCCCGCGTACAACTAAGGAAGTTGCGGATATGTTTGGGATACAATCGAAGGATGTGAGTCGAACAACTCAAATTTTTAAAGATAATATCCTAGGTGCAGCAGTGAAGAAGAATTATGTGACGAAGGCGTTTGATGTCATGCAAAGACTGTTGAATTCATTCGATATAACACGAGAGGATCGTTTACGATGTAACAAAATGTGTAATGCTACCGAGGATTGTGTAGATTTAATGAGTAAGACACCGAATAGCGTAGCGTCTGCGATCATTTACAATATTTTAGGTGATAGGGTTACGAAAAATGAGATGTGTGATAAATGTTCTGTGTCTATTCCGACACTAAACAAGATTGAGATGATTATTAAAAAACACTTAGAGGGTAAAGGATAAATCAAGTATATGGTGAGGGTTTTTCTTTCTACACCCTGTTATGGTGGATTATGCTTGGAAAAGTATATGACTAGTGTGATTAGACTTCAATTACTTTTAATAAAAGAAGGAATTCAACTCTATATCGATACAACTGAAAATGAATCTCTCGTTCACCGCGCCCGTAATGTAGCCGTAGGTCGTTTTATGCAAAAAACGGACTGTGATCTTTTCATGTTCATCGACGCAGATGTTCATTTTGAGCCAGAGGCTGTATTGAGACTTATCAAGTCTGGACATGATATATCTGTAGCGTGTTACCCCAAGAAAGTTGTGATGTGGGATCAAGCCGCCGAAGCCGTTAAAAAGGGTGACGATCGAGACATGTCAATGCTCTCCTCGAGTCTTGTGATTAATTTTGGCGCCAATAACCGTCCTATCCAAGATGGTTTTATCGAGATTCTTGATGGACCCACGGGATTCATGATGATTAAACGGTCAGTATTCAAGACACTCGAAGAAAAATTCCCAGACTTGTGGTGTAAGAATGACCACCAGAATCGTGATTTCGATGACTATCACGCATGCTTCGATTGTATGATCGACCCAGTAAACCGTAGATACTTGTCAGAAGACTATGCATTCTGTCGCCGTTGGCAACAAGCCGGTGGTAAAATCTATGCCGATGTAAATACTACCCTTGGTCATGTTGGAAATCTTCCATTCACGGCGTGTCTCAATGATAGGCTTAAGGTTTAGAGTGCACACTGTTGTATGAAGCTTATTACTATCTTAGTCACGCGTTCTAAATCGTGTCATGTGAAGACACTTCACACTGTTCTTAGATTAAATATGCAGTGTTTACAAAGGAATGTTGATAATAAAATTGTATATGTGAATGACGATACACTCGAAAAGATTGAAATGATTCGAAGTTGTATGAAGACACATGAGCGTATCATTTTCGTGGACTTCGGAATCCATGTAGATGATGAGTCAATCAAACAATTCTTTGAACCACATGATGGTGTGGGATGTCTCGTACTTCCAGGTGTAAAGGATGGAATCGACTGGGATCTCTTCAAGAAAAAGGTCCGTGAAAATTCGACCGAACCAATCGCTCAAATGGGTCTTCACTTTGATACTGTAGTAGGTAAAACAGTTTCCAAAGATATCTATAAAGTTGATTCCACCGATCCCAAGGCTTGGATGATGATTACAAAAAATGTCATTAAACATATCAAGGATAAAAAGACAGGAACTTGGAAACTCAGTTCCGATATGTTTCAAAAACTTTTACAACAAGGTGTACGAATTTACGCATTTACAGCAGCTAAGTTGACCCAAACATATACACATGAATGTATCAGTAATATTTTGAATGCTGCTGGTGTCAAAGTAAATTAAAGTTTAAGGTTGAATATATAATATGTCCACCCCACTTCACAAATACGTCATAGACTTTATCCACGCTCGTTGGGGGAGTAAGGAATATTTCCCGGGTCCACAACCCATCTCTATCGAACATAAACATTTTCCGATCCTCAAGGGGGGTGACTACCTTGTTTGTGAAAAGACGGATGGTGAGCGACACATGATGGTTGCCCTCATGTACGAAGGGAAAAAGAGATGTCTATTTGTAAATCGGGCTTTTAACATGTTTGAGGTACCTATCAATCTCAAAAAGAGTGCCTATGACGGAACCATCCTTGATGGTGAACTCTACGAAGGAACTCTTATGGTGTATGACGCCGTGTATGTCGCTGGTGAATCCGTGTGGAACAAAAACCTGAGGGAACGACTAGAAGCTTCAAAGACTCTCATGAAGTCTATCATTTATATGAAGTCTGATACATATCGTCTCAAGTGTAAGACGTTTCATCACATGAGGGATTTTCGGATGTTTATGGATGAATATCTCCCGAAGGTTACACAAAAAATAGATGGACTTGTGTTCACACCAGTGAATGAACCTATACGCATCGGTACACATGAGACGATGTTCAAATGGAAACCACAAGAGAAGAATACAGTGGACTTTCTCATGAAGAGAGAACCTTCGAGAGAAACACCTGGATTTAAAGCTGGTACACCTGCGTGGAGACTGTATGTACAGGAAAAGGGGAAGATGTTTTTTGAGAGTGAAATTCCATTTAATCGCATCGATGATGAACCTTGGTTCGAGGATGGAGCCATTGTGGAGTGTAAGTACGTCACATGGGAAGAGCCAATGTGGTGGAAACCCCTAAAGAGGAGGACGGATAAGAACCACCCCAATAATCGGAGAACCTTTTACAGAACTATCGTGAATATTAAGGAGAATATTCAGATGAAGGAGTTTTTAGATTGTAGACCATGAAATAATAACCAGCCTCCTCAGGGAGTGGGTGTTCTCGAATACTCTCATCATCTGCTAAAAACCATTTATTGCGTCTCTTCACCAAACCCACATAATGTCCATCATTTTGATGTCCGATATGCACTGCACATGATATGAGATTGTATTCGTATTTATCAATCAGGATATTCTCAATAATTTTTACATGACTTTTTCTATCAAATGAAATCATAAAAACTTGAGGAAGTTTTGAGAAGAGCATACGCGTTGTGGCAACGTGATGCACCTTCCCCTCCGTGTCCTCAAATTGCTCTAGTGTATTCCAGTCAGTACTTTTAGATAACATCTCTCCCATATCATCCCCTTCCGAGGTTATCAAATGAACACTGAACTCTTCTTCATTCGATGACTTCCCCCCGGGCCAAATAGTTTCTTGTGTTTTTTTCCCGTAGAACCAGTGTTTTATTTCGGGTCTCGATGTTTCAAGGATGTCTATGATGCACAAGATAGTTTCCTGTACATCATGTTGTTCACTCGATTTGAAGCGAGGAAACTTTTCACGAAAAAGTTTTAAGAGTGTACCATTGTTGACACCCTCATTTCCTTTCGTCCAATAGTTTTTTGTAAGTTCCCCATATTCCTGAGTGAATGTACACTCCCCCGTATATGAATTGGATACGAAATAGTTTGTCAGGGCTGGGATGTACAACAGGCACTGTAGCGCTGTGTTGAAGTAGCATGTGTTCCCATGATTTTCGAGCCCCTTCATTAAATGTTATGTATAAAAAACACTTAAGAGAAAGACGCGTTTTCTAAATGTTAAGATGAACGCTCAAACCATTGCCGAGAAAGTACTCCCCATCTTCGAAGCCCATAAGGCTGAAGGAGATGTCGAAGTTGAGATTCGCCTAGGGAAGCATAACGGCGCCCTCTTTGATACCAACGTCGGGAAGGATACATGGAAACGCGTCCTCAGTGGTCTGAAGAAGTATAAGGGGTGGGAAAGTGTCAAGAGTAGCACCTCTGACGTATACTACAGTGACAGCAACAACATTCGCATCACCTCTGATGAGGAATCTGGTGAGCAGACTATGATTCAAAAAATTTCTGTCGTCAAGG